AGCAATATATTTAGTGTACAAGGTATCGTCAAGTATCACGACATCATCACCAACAACAAAGAACTCATGGTTGTAAGGACGTCCCAAAAGGAACGACAATACAAGACCATGAGTTAATGTAAACATACCAAAACTAGGATATAATCCGAGTGGTTGGCCACGTTTCCATTGAATATCTCCAATTTCAGATTTCCATCTGAGCTGTGATATTTCTTGAAGTAGTTTGATGTCAAGCAGATCACCAAAGATTGCACGAAGTGTCTCCAATTGAATCCCTAACGGGAAATAATCGGTTGCACCAGTTAAATCAATGGAATGAACTGTCTTTCCAACTGACAAGGATCTCTGGATCCAAGGTATTGCTTTCGATTGATCGAAAGTACAATCCCACTCAAGACTCTCAACAACGCTATAAATAGCGTCACCAAGAGGCTTAAGTGCCAACTGATGAATACGATAAGGAGAAGCGATTGCTCGCAACTTCAAACCGGGTTCTTGTAGGAAGTGAACTTCACCTCCATACAGATGTTTATCAGGATTGACTCGCAATCTGACGAGAGGACCACAGATGCCTGAGACTACAGGAGCATAAAGCTCATTGTATTCCCAAGCAAATGTGTAGTTTTCCTGTCCATTGGCATATTGCATTTCTGCAAGAATGTCATCAGACTGGCGAACACGCTTATTACTATGGAATAAAGGGGCCCACTTTTCAGTGGAACCACGATATTCTAGTAATGAGTTTCCTCCTCGTTGTACTTGTTTAAACGGTATAGACCGTTTAACATGATGCTGGTATTGATAAAGAAACTCAACAGATAAACTGTCGGGTTCTTCACAATTTACGCCATCCATAAACTTCTGAATCTGAGATTTTGTCACAGATTCATTAGTAAATAGGGACGCTATATTAAGCGCTTGTAGAGCTGAGTTAAACCTCTTACGAGATTTCCCTGCAGATATGGCGCTAAAACACCAACGCATCACTGAGCCAAAGACACCAAATGGAAGACCTTCTGAATTCTTTCGAATCCAGGGTAATTCCATAGGTAGACCCGCCTTACGGCGGATAAGACCAAGTTTTAGGCTTTTAAGCCTAGACACGGTCCACTCAGGCCCATTAGAGCGAACCCATTTAAATGTTAAATCCACAAGTGGATTTATCATATATCTGGGAAGCCCTATGGCTACAAGGCGATGCCTAGCTCCTCTCTCTAACTCCACCCAATCTTGCGATTGTTTGGTCATAACTGCTCCTTTCGGATGTGGTTAATGGTTAGTAGAGGGCGGCGTGCCCACTATCAAGAATGAGGGATCAAATATAATTAATGATCTGACCTTACTCCTTCAGGGTCCTTTGGTTTAAAACCAAGGATCTCAAGAACATACTTCATTAGGTAAAGCTTCTGTGTATTAAACAGTAAGTCTTTAGCTTTCTGAAGTTCCTCAAAGGTAGCAAAGTTACTTGTTGCTTTATCTGATTTGGACAATAGGCCAAATCCAGTATATAAGTCAATTAGTTTTCTTTGATCCCATGGAGGTGACGTTGGTAGCAAATCGTTCAGTTGATCACTGAGCTCTCTGCTAATTTCAATTTTCTTGAGGCTTTGTAAAACCTCTGTTACCTGTTGGATAGGTGTCATTTCAT